TTCCAGTGCCTGAATACCGTAAGTGCTTTTTCTCCCGGTTTTGACGTTTTCCAGAACCGCTTCGCCTTTTTCTACCCGGATAATGTGAAGTATATTCCCGCCAACTAAGAAATCATTGTGCAATCCAATTACCTGACGGCCATTTTGCATTTCCATTGTGTTACCCTCCTTTTTATTTGCCGGGGTTTAGCCGCCCCGGCGCGGCTTTGTTTGTTACTTCTTGCTTAGTTCTTCTTCGCCAATTTCACCATTCACATACTTCCAGAAAAGATTGAATCCATATTCTGCGGTGTCTTCGTAGCGATGTTCGTGCGTTTCTTCGTATTTCTTGCGCTTTTCTTCTCGTTCGATTTCTGCGTCTATACTTGCTTGCGCGTTTATGTGTTGCCATGCAATCGGTATGTTCCCTTTTGAACGATTTTCATATACTGTGTAAGTATGACCTCTGTACTCAAAATCCATATAAATCATATTCCTATCAAAACCCGCCCCATAATACGAACCCTTGAATTGTGCTTTCTTCATTGTCTTGCCCTCCTTGTGTGTTACCGTTCCCGGTTCTCCTGTATATTACCATAACGGTAATCATTTGTCAACAAGAAATTTCCGAAAAGGTTATATCTTTTTTGTTGCCGTTATGGTAAAATACAATCAAATGAAAGGGGAGTGAGAAAATGAGGCTGAAAGAGATAAGAGAAGCGAGAGGCATCACCCAGAGACAGGCGGCGCTTGCACTTAATCTATCCCCTACCGTATACAACCGATATGAAAACGGGATCAGGGAGCCGTCAAACGCGCTCCTGCTGGTGATCGCTGATTACTTCGGCGTGACGGTGGATGAGCTGCTGGGTCGCACTCCACCCGAAAAGGATGACGAGATCCAGGACGAGGTCATGCAGATCCGCGAGCGTATGCGCCGCGATCCGTCCTACCGGCTGTTATTCTCCGCCGCCGACAACGCCAGCCCGGAACACCTCCGCGCCGCCGCGGCAATGCTCAAAGCCCTGGGCCCGGATGAAGATGCTGACTGAGGATGAGTGCCGGGTGTATCTGATCCCGTTTCCCGGCGATATTAACGCCGCTGTACGCGTCGATAACGAGGGGTTCCCATCTATCTATATCAACGACGCGCTTTCACCAGCGGCGAAAAAACGGGCATATCTGCACGAGATTCGCCACATCTTGCGAAATGACCACTACAACAGCAAAAGCATTGAGGAGGTCGAACGATGAGGTTCACAGAGCGCGTCGGCCTGCTGATCTGGGTGTTCCGGCACCATGAAGAGATGATCCAGGAGCTGGAAGCGGAGCTCGAACAGGCCTACGATGAAATAGACGCACTCAAGCGGGAAATCAAACGTCTGAAGGAGGCACGCCGCCGTGAAGAAGGTAATAGCCCTGTTGCTCATAGTCTGCACCCTGCTGCCGACGCTGGCGCTGGCGGAGGCCTGGCAGCCCTTCGGTATCGCCGCCGAGGATGACTACCAGACCGCCGCCGATAAGCTGGTCGCCGCCATGAAAGGCCAGAATCCGCAGGTGCACAGCAACTATGTGGACATCAAGCCGTCCGGGCTGACATTGAACGGCGTGACCATCAAAGAGATCACCCTCAACCGTCCCGGCAGCCTGAGCAACCCGGACGCGCCCTGGCGGCTGCTGTTTATCGCGGACCTCATGACGCAGATCGACAACATGGCTCCGGTATACAGCATTTATAAAGGGATGCTGACCTGGCAGGGCGAACCGGTCGAGGTGTCGCCGATGATCAAGAAAATGACCTTCGACGGCGTGGAGGAGCGCAGCCCGTTCGACACGGAGGCCGGCTTCAGGCTGGCGGTCTTGAGGGCTTCCGCCGGTACGACGTTCAGGGCGAAGTTTGACACCTGCGAGCTGGACGTCTACATCTACAGCGATTCTGGCGTCGGCGTGCACGTGATCCTCGATCAAAAGAAGTAATATGCCCAGACAGAAGAAACAGCGCTTGAAAGCGCGCGCAGACGGTCGCTACCGCTGCGCATACAAGGGCCATCTGTTCTACGGCCGCGATTCTGACGAGGCGCTGGCGCTCCGGGAGGAGTACAAGCGCCAGGAGGCTCGGCGCGAGTATATGCGCAGCGATCAGCAGACCGTCGCGGCCTATGCGGCCTACTGGCTGCCCATCCACAAAGCGGACGTCAGCGCGAACACCCTGCGCGGGTATCAGTCCGTGCTGGATCACGTTCTCCCGCCCATCGCCGACAAACGCCTGGCCGACGTCACCACGGATGACATCGCGGAGACCTTCGCCCGCCTGCGGGATAAATCCGCCTCATACATCCACAAGGCGCGCATCCTGCTAAACGCCATTTTCCAGAGCGCCACCGACGCCGGGTATCTGCTCCGCAATCCGTGCGCGGCGTCCAGCATCAAGCCGCCCAAGGGCACCAGGGGCACGCACCGTGCCATTACCGAAGAAGAACGGCACCTGATCCTGACCACGCCCCACAGGATGCAGCTTCCCGCCCTGGTCATGCTCTATTGCGGTCTCCGCCGGGGGGAAGTCCTCGCCCTGACCGCCGACGACATCCACGGCGACGAGCTGACCGTCTCGAAGGCCGTCACCTTTTCGGGCAACAAGCCGGTCACAGGCTCCACCAAAACCGCCGCGGGAAATCGCCGCGTCCCGGTCCCATCCATTTTAAGGCCGTTTTTGGCCGATCTGAGCGGCCCGGTCGCAAAGGGGGCAACTGGTCGCCCAATGACCGAACAGGCGTACCAGCGCGGCTGGGAGAGCTACCAGCACGCCCTGAGCGCCGCCGCCGGTCATCCCGTCAGCATCCGCGCGCACGACCTCCGGCACTCCTATTGCACCATGCTCCGCGACGCGGGCATAGACATGCACCAGGCCATTATCTGGATGGGCCACGCCGATGAAAAGATGATCCTCCGCATCTACGACCACCCCGGCCACACCCGCGAAACGGAAGCCAAAAACCGCTTAAATTCGCTGATTCAGGGTCAATCAGAGGGTCAAACAAAAAAATAATAGGCCATTTGCCGTGTGGTATCAGCGAAAACCGCCAACACGGCGCATAGCCTACGAATCAAAAGGCCGAGGGTTCGAATCCCCCAGGGCGCGCGCAAGAAACTGCCGAGACTTTCAAAGGTCTCGGCGGTTTTTTGTTGGTTTGGGTCTGGTGTATAGTGTGCATTGTTTGCATAAATGGACGGTTTTTGAGGGTCAAAATGAGGGTCAGAATATAGCAGGTGCTATATTCAATAAAAAAGCCCGCCGGAAATGGCGGGCTGCTGATCCTTATTCGTCGTCTTCTTCTGTTTCGTCTTCCTCCGGGAGCTGGCCGAACATGGCCCGAATGAGGCGGCGGCCGGTGTCGCACAGCGGCCAGGAGGCGGGGACGTCGAACAGCTTCATCTCCGGCCAGGTTTCGTTGATCTGAGCGATCACCGACTTGGGGGTATCGGTGTAGACGAACTGCATAGCCTCTCTGGGATCGGCTGTAAACACAGGCGTCATCTGCCCTTCACGGCCAGGAACATGTGTGCACCAGAACGAGAACCAGACAAATCCTTCGTCTTTCTTGTTCCAGCTGCCGATAATCATGTTGCCGAACTTGCCGCGCCGCTTTTCGTCGATCATGGTTGCCATAGTGTTACCTTTCTGACGTAGGCCGTCACCCTGATTGATCGAGAGGTTTTCCCCCTCACTCCCTTACGGACAGTTGAGGACCGGTTTTTCCGGTTTTTTCTGAAAAAATTTCCGGAAATTTTTCCTCTCGATACCCACAGGACAAAAAACGGCAGTTTGGCAACCAATCAGAAAAAATTTTTTAGAAAATAAAAAAGCCCCCGCCGAAGCGGGGGGAGGATTATTGATTATTATTGATTATTCGGGTTCTGCTGCGGGCTGGGTGCCTTCGGCGACCCAGGTGCCGTCCATGCCGAGCTGCCAGCGCTGGGCATTGCCTGCTATGTAGGCCCAGCTACCGGGGGCAAGGCCGGTCAGGCCGGGGAGATCATCGGCGCTGGAGATCATGACCTCAACAGCGGGGTTCATGGCTTTTATTTCGCCGTTCACGAAAACGTAATTACTTTTACCATCGTTAAACATGGCTTATGCCTCCTTCGCGGTTTCTTTGGGAGGGTGTTCTTCTTGGCATATAGTGATTTCGGGGAGCATTTCACCGGCGCTTTCACGGGCCGCGTCGATCAGGCCTTCTCCGACGATGTAGGCGACAACGGACGCGGCGGACATGATCAGCGCGGCGACCTGATCGGCCTGTTCGGCGGTCTTGCCGAAATAGATCAGGAGGCCGGTCACAAATCCGGCAATAGCGGCCCAGAATTTCCGGGAGGTAAGCTTGCGGATGATATCTTCCTTAGTCATCGTGTTCTCCTTTCGGCGGTTGTGTGGGTAGAGCGAAGAATTTATTCTTGATATCGGTCATGACCCCATTGCCGCCCAGGTCGTGGTAACGATCATAGCAGTTTTGGAAATTCTCCCGGGCGTAGATGGGGGCATAGCCTTTATCAGCATAATGATTATAGTCGGCGATCATCTGCGAGCGCAAAAGCGCCTGGACGCCCATTTCGATGGCGTCATTCTTCTTGGCCGTTTCCTTCACGCGGCGGTTGATCTTGCGGATCAGGATGCCCAGGATCGTCACAACGACCCCGAACAGCCATTCAATCCAGTATTTAATAATCCAGTCTGGCATTGGTATCACAATCCTTTCGATTTCGCGTGCCTGATGGCTTCGCGTTTGATCTTCTCCGCGCCGCGGATCAGGGCGGCGGTGGTGTCATGATCGAGGCGGCGGGCCTCGCTTATTTTGTGGCGATAATTGACGTATTTC